AAAAGCTAGAGTTTAGGAGGGATTATCTTGGCTAAGAAAAAAGAGGAAAAGAAAGAAACTAAACCTGTTGAAACAGCTGACGAAGTTATAGAAGAAGTCGTAAACGATGAAACAGTTACTGTTGATGAGAATCAAGGAGAGCTAACCGAAACAGAAGAAGTTGAAACAGCTGACGAAGTTGAGAAACCAGAACTTTATACTCTTTCTAAACCCGATACCATGTTTTACGATGGTCGTTTCGTGATTACTAGTGAAGATAAAATTCCTTTACCTGATGTAATCACTGGACCAATTCAAGCTAGATTAGACTCAGGATTCATTGTCAAAGTAGAAGAATAGGAGGGATTCGATGTTCGCAACTATTCAAGATGTTAGAGACACATCAAAATATAAAGCTGATGAGTCATTTAAAGAACTGAAAGACACTGAGATTCAAGGTTATATCGAACGTGCTGATATTCAAATCACAGCAAGAGTTCACTGTGATTATTCTAAAACAGGCGATGAAATGATTCAGAAGAAATTAAAGATAGCGACTATTAAAATGGTTGACTATCTTTTTTTCATGGATTCAAACAGAAAAGCTATTGAAAGAAAAATGAGTGGACTGCAATCTGAGTCGATGGATGATTATTCTTATTCATTGTCTAGCCAATCGTTAGATAAGCTAGATACTAATACAGGAGATACGGAGCTTGATTTAATTCTAGAATCGTTACTTGTTCCGATAAGTTCTCATGCTTTTTTTGGTGTTTCTGGACCTACAAGAGCAAAAAGAAGGAAGATGTCTTATGGCATTCGATGACTTTTTAAATCATACGTGTACCCTCGTTATCCCTTCTAGTGGTGATGAGGTAGACGACTGGGACAGACCTATCATTAAAGATAAAGAAGTTCCTTTAATTCCTTGTCGTTTCATGAGAAAACGGCTGAAAAACGTCATTGTTACAGATGATACAAAAGGCTTGTATGAATCAACTCTTGTTTTATCAGCTGATCAAGAGATTAATGATGATATGCGAATTAAAAATATCAAAGATGGTAAAGGCAATCTATTAGCTAGTGACGAGTTCAGAGCTGAGGAAATACTCCCTCGTAATGACTTTGATTCCTTGCATCATTATAAAATTATCTTGAAAGGAGCTGTTTGATATGGGAAAACGTGCATCAGCTTCTTTTAAATTTGATAAGCAAGCTCAAAAATTCTTTGCTGAAATTGATAGTAAAATGCCTTTAGCAAGAGAAACTGCAGTAAAAGCAATGGGTATCGCGTGGGCTGATGGAGCAAAGGAAATCACTCAATCAGATGATCATATCGATACCGGAGCTTATGTCAACAGCATTGGTTATGAAACTAATATTCCTGGTAAAAACGGGATTATCCAAAAAGGAACGCCAATTAATGACACAGTCGAAAAAGCAAACGAGACTATTTTAACAATTGGCTCAGATGTGAGGTATGCAGCACCTTTAGAAAAACGCTATAACATTATGGCTCGTTCTTTAGATGCTAATGAAAAACGAATGCTTGAAGTTGGAAGCATGGCAGTAAGGAAAACTATATTAGGAAAGTAGGTGTTTAAATGGATTTCGTAGATGCAACATTACCAATCGCAAGTTTTTTAAAACCAATATTCAAAGAGGAAATCAAAACGATTAGGCCTTTCAAGTTAGATAAAACGGTGGAAAAGCCAGCTTTACAAGTAAAATCAGTTGGAAAAACAACTATCCAGCTGTTAGTTAGAGACGACAATGATATTAACGCTCTTAACGTCTGTACCGATGTCGCTAACTATTTACAACGTAATCACGCTGGGATTGATGGTATTAATGTATTCGATATGAAACTAACAACACCTATTTATCCAGATATGGATGAGGAAACCAAGATACCAGAAGCATGGTGTTATATGAGTATTAATTATTTTGAAAGTTAGGAGTGTCAATATGTCAAAAGAAAAAAAGCAGTTTGAAAAGAAACCTCAAGAAACAAAAGAGGTTAAAGCAAATGAAGAGACAAAAACAAAAGTTAAGTTAATCGCGCCAACAAATATGATCGGTGTTTTACAACTAAACGATATTCAGTATCTAAACGGAGAAATTGCTGAATTAACAGAAGATGAGCTTCAAACACTAAAATATGGTTGCTCATGGGACTATGAGGAGGTCAAATAATTATGGCAGAAAAAAATAATGTTTATAAATATGATAAGAAGAATATTCAAGGTGGAGCAGGTCGTTTATTGTGGAACTCAAATACTTTAAATCGTCCTAAAAAAATTAGCGATGTAATGGATCTAGAATCATTTGAAGCTAAAGATGGTTGGAGTGATTTAGGAGCTACAAACGACGGTATTGCTCAGTCACGTGGATTTGATACAGAAGATGTTGAAATCGATCAATCAAAAACACCAATCGACACATCTGTTTCAAGTTGGACTAACGCAATTTCAACCACTTTGATGGAAACATCTATTGAAAATCGTCAATTAGTTAATGTTGGTGGGGCTATTTCTGAAACTCCTGCTGTTTTAGGAACTGCAAGCAAAACAACTGCTGCTATTCCAAACGGTACTAAATTGATTAAAGTAGCTGATGGCACAGAATTTGCGAAAAGTCGTTTCATTAAAATTGGTGATGAAACAATCGCAGTTGGTACAGTTGATGGCGATGTTATTCGCTTGAAAAAAGCAATTAACAAAGAAGGCGGCTATCCTGCTGATACTGATGTGTTACCAGTTAAAGAATTAGGTACTAAAACTATTTCTTATGGTGCTCCTGAATCAGTTCCAGCAGTTCAATTAGCTCTTATTTCTCAACGTGAAGATGGCACTTTATTAATGATTGTTTATTATGAAGTGAAATTAAACGGTGATGAAGTTGAATCAACGTTCAATAAAGAAAAACGTACTTTGCCAGTTGGCTTTGTGGCTTTTGCACAAGATGATTTACCAGAAGACGAAAATGTCTATATCGAAGTAGAGCAAACTTTATTATAAAATCTAGGAGGAAACAATAATGACTGATCAAATTAATTCAATGGTAGAAAATAAAAAGGTAATCGCACTGTCTGATGGCAGTGCTTTTCCTATGCCTAAACTAACAACAAGTAAGGTGTTAAAACTGGCTAAAATGATGACTGGTGATTTTACAGGAATTTACAGCAAAGTGACTTCAACGGTTAAGAAACCAGTATTTTATCCAAAAGGCATGTTCAAGTTGGATGAAAAGAATGAAAAAATTCTTGATGAAACTGGTAATCCTATTCAATATACAGGAAATGAGCCTGTTTTAGATGCTGACGGCAATCAAGTAACCGCTTTTGATAGTAGAGATATCGAGGGGATCGTAGAGGTTGTTTTAGAAGAATTAACTGAAGAAACAATTACTAAGTTAATCGGTGTAATTCTTGGTATCTCCGAACAAGAAGCAGGTCAAATGGATATCTTTGATACTGTTATTATCATTTCTGAATTCTTAGCTAATACAAACGTTCATAAAGCTTTTTTAGCGATTCAGAAGGTAACAGGAACCTTCAAACCGAAAAAACAACCAGAAACGACAACGGAAAACACTGGATCGAACAGTTCCGTAGTACAATTTCCGAATACGCCACCAAACTAGTCGAACAGGTAGAGACGGTTTCGTGGTTTTTTAATTACACAGAAGAGTACACGCTGGAAAAATCTCCGTCCTGGTTAACAAGGAAGTATAAGCAGTCTCAAAAACTTCTTTATAATCAACGGAGAGAAAAACAGCAAGATATTACTACAGCAGTTACTCAAGTAGTATCAACTATGCTTAGTGAAGAGAAGATTGATATGTTACTGCCTTCGTACAAAGAAGCATTAGAACAGGCTGAACAAAAAGAAAAAGGTGTGTCTAATGGATTTGTACAAGGCGAATGGTGGAAGAAATAAAAAAACAGACAGTGATGTCTGTTTTTGATGAAAGGAACATAGTAAATGGATTTGATAAAAAATTTAGAATTTTGGAAATTAATCTTTTATATACTTATTCCTTCGATATTAATTGGTCTATGGTCTGTGAAGGAATAACGTTCTACAAATTAGCCAAGAAACTCATAATTGTTCTTTTTACTTCTAAAGTTACTTTATCGTTTAAACCAGAGCGCATATTGCTACTAAATTCATATTCACCAGGTTGATAATCAATATTAAAAGAAATCTTATTTGTCGGAATATTAGACCCAGTTGGAGTTCCGACTAAAAGGTATTGTTGAGGTTTTAATGATTTTATTGCATATTCATCCAAATTTATCTCATTATAAATAAATTTACCTCTGTCCATACCTTTTTGGTCTAGTTCTAAAAATTTAATTTTGGTCATTTCTTTGTCTTCAGGTCCGATTAATGTATATCTATGATCTGTCCCTTTATTGTCAGGGTCTAAATCTATGTCTCGGAGTACATCGAAGCCTTCTTTATAAATATCGCTTATTTGAGTTTCATCAGGAAATCTTTTTACAGTTATAGATTCAAAGTCTTTACCTATTTTTAGATAAAGAATTCCTTGAACAATAGTAAATATTCCTATCGCTGCAATTACTTTACCGATAAATTTAAATAAATTAATTGCATTTTCACTTGTTAAAAAATCCATTTTCTCACCACCTTTCAAACTAATAGTATCAAACAAGGTGGTTAATAACACTCAATATTTAAAAAGGAGGTGACTTGCTTGGTAGATAAAAAAGTTGGTTCAGCAGGTATAGAAATTACAGCTGATGACAGTGCAGCAATGAAGGTTTTTAAGAACTTATTTAACGGTGTCGGTAAAGTTGATGACATCATGAAAAAGTTTGGAGAAACGATTAGTTTTACGATTGAAAAGTCTGAGGATTTAGGCAAAAAGGCTAATAAATCAACTAAAAGCATGATTGATACTTTTGCTGAAACAAAGAAAACAGTTGAATCAGTAACTAAAACCATTGGTTCTATTAGTAAATCTTTAGATTCTCAATCAAAGAATACGATCAATAACTATAAAAAGACTGGTGACGGCATCAAAGATGTTAATAAAACTCTTTCAGAGGACACTAAACAAACCTTTGAAGAAATGAAAGCATCTAATGATGACTACAATAAAAATCTTATTGAATCGGTTAAGTATTCAACTGGTGAATTTAAGAGGTCCTTTATCGAATTAAAAGACTCAGTTGTCGGAATGGCTAAAAATATTGGCTCTGCTATTATTTCAGCTGTTAAAAAGCCTGTTGAAGTGATTCAATCAATACCTAATGCAGCAAGGACGATGGGCCAAAAAGTTACAGGTTTCTTTGCTTCTGGTTTTGGCCAAGCTAAAGATTTAGCAATCTCACAGTTGGAAAAAGTTAAATCTGGAATAAATAATATTCCTAATCATGCAAGAAACGCTTCAAATAGAACAAAGGATTTATTTGTAACAGGATTTAACAGTATGACCCTAGGCGCTTCAAGTGCCATGAGTAAAACAGCTAGATTCATCAACGAATTACCAAGCAGAACAAGACAGTCTGCTAGTAATCTTAAAACAAATTTTGTTCAAAAAATTAAAGATATTCCAAAGTCAGCTTCTGAAATGGCTACAAATGTAAAAGACAAGTTTGTTAGTATGTCAGAAAGTGCCAGAGCAACAGGAAGCAAGGTTAAGTCATTCTTTAGCAATAGTTTTAATCGCGTTAAGGATAGCGCTAAAGAAGCGATTGATAACTCTAAGAACAAAATTAAAGAGTTAGACGGAGCAAGTGAAAAAGCTTCTATTTCAATCGGTAAAATATCAGGTGCTTTCTTACTATTAAAAGCTGGTACCAAGATTATTGGTGCTATTACTAGCTCATTAGATAGCGCGATTTCTCGTTTTGACACCATGACCAAATATCCAAAGGTAATGCAAGCTTTAGGTTTTGGTGCTGACCAATCTAAGAAGTCAATTGATGCATTAAGTGCTGGTATTGATGGTTTACCTACGAAACTAGATGACATTGTTGGTATTAACCAACGTATGATTTCAGTTTCTGGAAACATTGATTTAGCAACTAATGCGACAATTGGTTTAAACAATGCTTTCTTAGCAAGTGGTGCCACAACAGATGAAGCTGCTCGTGGTATGGATCAATACATTAAAATGCTTGCTACTGGAAAAGTTGAAGGTGACTCATGGCAGACGTTGATGGAAACAATGCCAGTTTCATTAAGTAAAGTAGCTAATGCTTTAGGTTACGTGGGGAATAGTGCCATGATTGACCTTCAAAAAGCAATGCAAGATGGCGAAGTGACGTTTGACCAGTTCCAAGAGAAAATTATTGAGTTGGGTACTGGAACAGGGGAGTTAGCTGATTTAGCTAAAATCAACAGTGAAGGTATTGCTACCTCATTTGGTAACTTGAGAAACGCTATTGGTAAAGGTGTAGGAAACGTCATCATGGAACTTGATAGATTATCTCAAAAGTACACTGGTGCTACGATTGCTAAGCATATCGATAATGGAAAAGTGATTATTAATAAAGCTTTCGCTTCGATTATCGCTAACTTAGAAAAATTATTTAAAGTTTGGGAACGTGTTTCTAAACTTGCTAAACCTTTTACGGATTTAATACCAGCTATCAAAGCAACTGGAAAAGTAGTATTTGCTTTCTTTAATTCGTTGTTTACTCAGGATTTTACTAAGTTTAGTCAACCTATGGATGCATTAAGAGAACAACTTTATAAGATGTTCCCTAAAGATGCAGCCGACGGATTTATTAACGGTCTCAAAAATACTTTATTTGTAATAGGCGATTTTATTACAGGTATTAAAGCAGTCGCTAAAGTGGCTACAGGTTCTAT